TAAAAACAATTTCAGAAGGTACTATTATGAACAACTCAGGAGGAACTGAAGGTTCAGATGGTTCTTTACCTTCTGGTTCTATTGATAATGTTAGATGGGAAATTACTTCAGCTAACACTTCCTCAGGAGTATTTAATTTAGTTATCCGAAGGGGAGACGATATTACTAATGAAAAAAATATATTAGAAACATACGCTAATATTTCATTAGACCCCGAAGCGGACAACTACATTGCAAAAGCAATCGGTGACACTACCTATAGTGTCCAAACAGATGGTACAGTTAATTACTTACAACCTACAGGAAATTATCCTAATATTAGTAAGTATGTATATGTTTCAGCAGTAAATTCACCGACTCCAAACTTCTTTGATAATTCAGGAAATGCTAAATCAGCTTATACAGCTTCTATCCCTGTAGTAGGAAGTGGTTCATTTAGTGGTGCTACTGGTAATATTTTAACAGGTACTGGAAGTTACTTTGAAAACATTAGCAATGCTGATACCCAGGGATTAAAACCAGGTAACTACACAACTGCTATTAACTTATTGAATAACAAGGATGAATATGTTTACAATGTAATCACAACCCCTGGTTTAATCCATAACTTTCAAGACCACGCAAGTCCCTTAAACACATTAATTGCAAATACCCAAAATAGAGGAGATGCTATTGTAGTATTAGATCTCAAGGGTTATGGAGCCACTGTAACAGCAACTACTTCAGCGGCATCATCACTTAATTCTAGTTATGCCGCTGCATATTGGCCTTGGGTCCAAATCACTAACCCAGATACAGGTAAATTAAATTGGGTCCCAGCATCAACATTAATCCCAGGTGTTTATGCCTTTAATGATAATGCTTCAGAACCATGGTTTGCCCCAGCAGGTATTAATAGAGGTGGATTAAGTACAGTAATACGTCCTGAAAGAAAATTAACAAGATCTAACAGAGATACTTTATACGAAGCAAATGTAAATCCAATTGCTAGTTTCCCTGCAAATGGAACGGTAGTATTTGGTCAAAAAACATTACAAAAGAAAGCATCTGCACTTGATCGTGTAAATGTTAGAAGGTTGTTAATTGCACTTAAAAGCTATATTGGTCAAGTTGCTAATAACTTAGTATTTGAGCAAAACTCAGCAGCTACACGAAACAGCTTTTTAGCTCAAGTAAACCCTTACCTCGAAAGCGTACAACAAAGACAAGGTGTTTATGCCTTTAAGGTAGTAATGGATGACACAAACAACACCCCAGATGTAGTAGATAGAAATGAATTAGTAGGTCAGATATTCTTACAACCAACAAGAACAGCTGAATTTATTATCTTAGATTTCAACGTGTTACCAACTGGAGCTGAATTCCCAGCATAATAAAAATTAGAGGTAGTAATATTTATTAACAAACATAACAATGGCAGTATTAGATCCAAACGAAATATTTTTCACCCCATTTGAACCAAAACAACAAAATAGATTTGTTTTGTATGTAGATGGATTTCCCGCTTACCTTATCAAGGGATTAGGTGCGATAACAGTATCCCAAAACCCAGTAGTTTTGAACCATATCAATATCCAAAGATATGTTAAAGGTAAAACTACTTGGGGTACAATAGCATTAACCCTATATGATGCTATCACTCCTTCAGGAGCTCAATCAATTATGGAATGGGTGAGATTACATCACGAATCAGTAACGGGTAGAGATGGTTACTCTGATTTTTACAAAAAGGATTTGACAGTAAATATTTTAGGTCCTGTTGGTGATGTGGTTTCTGAATGGATTATTAAGGGTGCTTTAATTCAGGAAGCTTCATTTGGTGATTACAATTACGATAATGATGGTGCTGTTGAAATCTCAATGACAGTACAACCTGATTATTGTGTGTTAAACTTCTAATACAAGCTAAATATTATAAAGGAAAGGCGTACTTCGGTACGCCTTCCTTGTTTTTTACATATTTATATTAAACAAATAGTTATTTTTAATGGCACTTGACAATTTAAAGTTACCTACAGAAACAGTAGAACTCCCCTCAAAAGGTCTTTTATATTCAAAAGACAATCCCTTAGCTTCCGGCACAATTGAAATGAAGTATATGACTGCTAAGGAAGAAGATATCCTAACTAATGCAGCTTATATTAAAAATGGAACTGTAATTGATAAACTACTTAAATCAATGATAGTTTCTAAAATTAATTATGATGACCTTTTAATTGGAGACAAAAATGCTATTTTGATAGCAGCTCGTGTGTTAGGATATGGTAAGGACTATGAATTTACTATAGGAGACACAACCCATACAGTTGATTTATCCCAAATAGAAAATAAAAAGTTAGACGAATCACTATTCCAATCAGGTAAAAATGAGTTTAATTATACATTACCTAACACAGGTATTGAAATTACTTTTAGATTATTAACTCATGGTGATGAAAAAAAAATTCAAAAAGAATTAATAGGTATTAAAAAATTAAACAATTCTAACCCCGAAGTATCTACCAGATTAAAATATATCATTACTTCAGTTGCTGATAGTAGAGAACCTAAAGACATAAGGGAATTTGTAGATAGTTATCTCCTAGCAAAGGATGCTAGAGAATTTAGAAATTATATAGCTAAAATTCAACCAGATGTTGATTTAACTTTTTTTCCCGACGACGGAACAAAAAATATTACCATCCCAATTGGTATCAGCTTTTTTTATCCTGACCTCGACTAACGCTGCTAATTTACGAAAAAACCTATTTACCCAAATTCATGAAATAGTATTTCATGGGCAAGGGGGGTATGATTGGGAAACTGTATATAATATGCCCTTGTGGCTTCGTAGATTTACTTTTGATAAAATAAAGGAATTTTATGATAATAAAGCTAAAGCAGCAGAAAAATCCCAACCTAAAATCCCAGGACAAACTACTGTTATAGACCCCACAGGTAAAGTTAAAGCACCTGAACATTTAAAGCGTCCTACATATCGATAAAAACTTAATTTTTAAATATTTATCGGCATGGCTATAGGTGATGATGTTAATAAAGCTAGAGAAGAAACAAAAAAGCTAACAGAAGAAACAGGCTTTTTAATTGATGCCTTTACTTCATTAGGGGTAACTATTACGGGAGCTATTGATGAAGCTATCCAATCCGCACAAGGATTAGACTCAGCGGGCAAAAAAATAGCTGATACTTTTAGTAAAGATATAACTAGGGGGCTTAAAGGAGTAGTTTCAAGTCTTGATGAACAATTAGCTATTCAAATTAAAATCAATAAGGGACAAAATGCTACTAAAGATATTGAAAGAGCAAGAGAAAAATCTGCTGCTAAACTAGCGGCTATAGATGCTCGTATTGAAATCTTAAAAAGAAACGGCGTAGAAATTGATGCAGAAACTGTACAGGAACTTGAAAATCAAAAAGCCATCCAGAATGAAATACTAGATGAATTACAAAGACAGAGTGATGAAGCAGTTCGCCAAAAAGGAATTTTTGTAAATTTAAGAGATGTACTCACTGATAACCTTGATAAAATAGATCAAACAGGTACTTTATCTAAACTTGTAAACTTTAAAAATGCTTTAGCAGACGGAGATCTTTTTAAACTTACTATGATAGCAATACTTAAAGCAGCTCTTGATGCTAGTAGTGCTATAGCAAACATTCAAAAAGAAACAGGCCTTGCTTATGGAGAAGCTCGTAGGCTTCAAATGGAATTTGGTAATATAGCAGTTAATAGTGAAAAACTCTATGTTACTACAGAAGACATAGGAAAAGCATTTTCTGAATTGACAAAACAAACAGGTTTTATAGCTGATTTTGGTGGAGATACACTTGTATCCTTTACTACCCTTAATAAACAGTTAGGATTAAGTGAAGAGGCAGCAGGAAGTCTTGCAACCTTTGCTAGAATACAAGGAGAAAACACAGAGGATATACTATCTAATACTGTAGATACTGTAAGTGCTTTAAATAAACAAGATAAAGTAGCAGTTAACGTTAAACAAGTTCTCCAAGATGTTGCTGCAGCTAGTAAATCCATAGCAGCTTCTGTAGGATTTGCTCCTGATAGTTTAGCTAAAGCAGCTCGTGAAGCTAGAAAATTAGGTTTATCCTTAAGTGAAGTAGATGCTGTAGCAGAAAGTTTACTTCAATTTGAATCAAGTATTGAAGCTGAATTAGAGGCAGAACTTCTCACTGGTAAACAAATTAATTTAGAAAAAGCTAGACAATTTGCACTTACAAATGATTTAGAAGGACTTTCTAAGGAAATAGCAAACAATGAAGAAATTATAAGTGCGTTTTCCTCCCAAAATAGAATCCAACAACAAGCTGTAGCTGATAGTTTAGGGGTAAGTAGGGACCAATTAGCTCAAATGGCCCTTAGCCAAAAATTAGCTACTATGAGTGCTGAGGAATTTAAAGATGCTTATGGTGAAGCTACTTATGAATCATTAGCTACTCAAAGTGCTACTGAAAGCTTTCAAAATACTATCCAAAAAGTTCAAAGTATAATAGGAAATATAGGTACAGTATTAGCTCCTATCGTGGATGGATTTGCATCTGTAGTTGGATTTTTAGTCCAATCTAAAGGAGCAGCATCAGTTTTAGTAGGAATTCTTTCAGGATTAGCAGTAAAATCATTAGTAACCGCTATATCAAATATATACCAATCCTTTTTACAGATACCTTTTGGTGTCGGTCTTCCACTAGCTATTGGAGCCTCAGCAGGTCTATTAGCTACCATAGCATCAGCTACATCTATGTACGGTGATGATATTATCTCCCCTGCACAAGGAAAATCAGGATATGGTAAACGTACATTATTTGGACCAGAAGGTGCTATTAAACTTAATGATAATGATACTATAGTAGCAGGTACTAATTTAGATCAAGGATCTAATCAATCCTCACCTTCAATTAATTTAGGTCCTTTAGTAGAACAAATGAATAAAATGAATGCTACTTTAGATGCTATTTTAAGTAAAGAAGGTACTGTTATGTTAGATAGTACAAAAGTAGGTACTGCTCTAACAGTAGGTTCATATAAATTACAATAATTTTTAATATTTATAAATAAAAACCATGGCATTATTAGACAAATATAATAAAAACATTTCTACATTAGCAGGATCTAAATCTCCTTCTATCCCTGTAGGAGCAACAGCACAATCTAAATTACACGATGAATATTCTTTAAATGGGAATCCTAAATTAAAGAATAAACCATCTCCTTCTATTTTAGATTTAAATGGGGCAACTCCTAAAAACAATTATAGAAATAATGCACCTGAAGGTAGATCATTTTAATAAATGCCTTTAGTTGACCTTAAAACCGACCTTAAGTCCTTAAAATATGGACTTGATAGACGTGGTTTAGGAAGTAGTAAAGAACCTTTTATTACTAAAACTATCCCCGAAGGGGAAACCCCTGGAGCTACAAGAGATTTTCTCCTAAGACAAGGAGCTATCACTTCAGGTCTTGAAGATGTTTCAAGATTAACTAAATTATTTTCTACTACTAGAGGATTAAGTTTTATAGGAACCTCAGAACTTTTAGCAGCTCAAAATCCCCGTTATCCTGGAACCCCTAATAATCTTTATCTTCCTACTAATACATTAGCACAAGCACCTTTAGTTGCTGTAGGGGGTCACTTAAATTATTTAGGAGGGAATCCTTTTAACAATGATGGAAAATATTTTGAAGTTTACAAAAGAGATTATTCATCAATAGACTCAAATCGTCTTACAATATTACTTAATAAAAAAATAGGTAATCCTCGAGATAATCTAAATATTGGAGATGCGGGGAGTGTAGGAGGTTTATTATCTAATTTATCTAATGTAACTTCCTTTTTATCATCTCCATCTTCCTTTTTTGAAGTAAATACTATTAGTGCTACTAGCCAAGGTATTTCCTTATTTGATTCCCAAAAACTCCTTAATTATTTAGGAGGACCTAATGCTGGAAAAAATGGATTAAAAACTAATATTCGTAGAACAGAATTTACTGTAGGATCTGTTAGTTCCCCTTTTAATAATATTCAAAGTGTTTTAAACAAATCTAATACTGTTGTTTCTAATTCGTTAACAAGTTTAAACTTAAATAATTTTTTAGGAGCTTCAAAAAAATTTAACATCTCAAGATTAGATTTAGGAATAAGTCTTGAGGGAGGGTATGTGGGGTTTAGTGCACCTGAAGCTAACCCCAAAATATTAAATCCTGAAGTAGGGAAAGAACCAAAAAAGCCTACTATAACTTACTCAGCAGGAAGTAACATATCGGTAGATAAATTTAATAAACAAACAACTAAAACTTTAAACACTTCAAATCTACAAGAATCCCCAGATCTAGAAAGTGAACAATTAATTAAATTTAATTTAAACCTTATAAATGCTGACGACCCAGGACAAAATCAGTATTTATTTTTCCAAGCCTATATTGATAGCTTTAGTGACCAAGTAGGGGCAGAATATGACCCGTATAATTACGTAGGAAGAGGATATCCTTTGTACAAATACAAAGGGTTTAGTAGGTCAATAGGATTATCCTTTACTATAGTTGCCCAAACACCTAACCAATTACTTCACATTTATAAAAAATTAAACCAACTTCAACAACATTTGGCGCCTAATTACAGTAACAATGGTTATTTACGTGGGAATTTTGTTAAATTAACATTTGGAGACTACCTTAACAATGTCCCGGGCATTTTAAAAGGCTTTTCATTAACCCCAATATTCGAAGCTGGATTTGATATAGGAGGTGACCTCAACTCAGGGCTAACATCGGGTTTGCAATTACCTAAAGCAGTTAAAATTGATGGATTTGATTTCATTCCTATAGCAGACAACAATGGCAGTATTATTAGATCAAGTAATTCAACTACTGAAGGCTCAGACTTTATATATAACAACGATGGTTTTGATAATTTAATAACCAACCTCTCAGCTAACCGATTAGATATTGACCCTAATATTGGACTTGAAGATTTAAATTCTTTCTCTGAAAACATAACATAATGAATCGATATTCTGACATACCAATTAGAACTTTACCTTCAGGGAGAAAAATATATAATGGAGTAAAGTATCCTGAGATCCCTTTTAGGGATACTGATTTTTATGTAATTGCTCAAGAAGGGGACAGATATGATTTATATGCCAATCAGTACTATAGAGATTTTTCTCTATGGTGGGTAATACCTTTAGCTAATCCTTCTTTATCTCTAAATTCCATTTATCCTCCTCTAGGAGCTCAAATTCGTATCCCAGCAGATATTCCAGAAATCATTTCAGATTATAATCTTCTAAATCAATAAGTTATGGGAAAAATAATAGGAGAAAGTTTTGATCCATATGTAGCTGACCAAATTAAAATAAGACAAGAAAAATTAGGAGCTAAAAACCTTGATCCTAATGTTTTAGCTTATACTACAAATAAAACAAGTTGGCTTCGTCTTTCATCTGGGGTTAATGTAGATAATTCTAAATTAAGTGAATTAAGTATATCTAACCAAGGCTTAGCAGGAAATAAATTAGCTGAAAGTTATATTTTATTTGGAGGGGTTAGTAACGCTAACAATAACTTTATGCTTAAAGGAGGTTTTCCTGACTCTTATACTAATACTCTAACTCAAAACACTTCATATGGCTTTAATTCCAATTCAAATTATGGCCTTACCCCCCTCCCAGGCATAGAATCAGCTGGAATTGTTCCTAAAAACAGGGGTTCATTAAGGGAAGCAAATATTGTGATTAAAGCTTTTAATAGGGAGCAGTTTAATATTATTGAAACTTTATATATGAGATTAAAGTATTCAATATTATTAGAATGGGGTCATACAATGTATTTTACTAACGGTGGTACTTTAGTAACTAACCCTATAGATACAGTTTATAAAGAATTTTTAAAAACCACTCCTATTACTCTCCAACAAGGTCAACTTTTTAATGAAGAAATAGGTCCTAGTGCTAACCTTGAAACTTTTTCAACAGGAAATATTGACGCAAATGCTAACCAAAATAAAATTTTAAATTTAATAAAAAATCAAAGGAAAAAAAGTAACGGAAATTATGATGGTTTTTTAGGGTGGGTTACAAACTTTTCTTGGGATTTATCTCCTGAAGGGGTATATACTATAAATTTAAAGACTATAAGTTATGGGGATATAATTGAGTCTTTATCTATAACTAAACCCGCTATTTTAAATCTTCCTTTTAAAAATGAAAAAAAAGAAGAAGAAGGCTCTCCTTTAGAAATTTTATTAAAAAAATTTAAAGATCTCCTAGTTAAAGAAAATTATTTAGAAAAATATCATAATAAAGTTGAGGGTTTTTCTTCTAATAAAACTATTTGGGGGATAGACGTTATTACTAATGGAACATTTATTAATGGTTTACGTTTAAACGAAAGTTTTATTGAAGAATTAATAGGATTTCAAGGCAATTTCTTTCAGCCTGGAGAAAGTTCAAATTTTATTGCTAATAAAGAACTACTATATTTTAATACTAGGTGGATAGCATTTGACAATAACAATAGTGACCAATTTTATATAAAATTAGGATCCCTTTTAAGGATTATTCAAAACTTTTTTTTAATATATGATTACTCCAACCCTAAAAACCCCCCTTTATCCTTTATAGATTATAATTATAATGAGACCTTTTGCTCTATCTCACAAAATCTTATAACAGCAGATCCTAAAATATGCCTTATTCCTTCAAATATTTCTTTTAAGCAAAAAATTATTAAAGCAGGAATTTCTACATCTGAAGCAGCTGGGTTTAGATATTCAACTGACATTGAGGATGTTAACTTAAAAAATTTCAATACAGAAATAGGAACAGATTTCCTAACCTCAGATCCCTATAAAGCCAAACCCCTTCATATCCATGTAAATATAAATTTTATTATCACCCAACTAAATAATAATTTAGATGAAAATGGAGACTTATCCTTATATGATTTTTTAACTAATATTTTAAAGGGTATCAACTCAGCTTTAGCAGGGATTACAGATTTAGGAATATATTATGATGAAGAAACAAACACTTATTCTATAATAGATAATAATCCCCCTATAAAACCTTTTACTGAATCCTCTCCTCCTGTTCCTACAAAAATTAATGTAAAAGGTCTTCAAACTAATTTTGGAAGTTTTGCTAAATCATTTGCAATTAAATCTGAAATTTCTAATAAATTTTCTACCCAAATAGCTATTGGAGCCCAAGCAAACAATACAAGTTTAGGCTCCGATTCAGTAGCTTTTAGTAATTGGAATTTAGGTTTAACTGATAGAATAATTACAAAAAAATCCTATTCTACTAACCCCCTTACTACAAATTCAACTCCTGATTCTAGCCCCGAAGATTTTGCTACTGTTATAAAATATGTTGCCTCTCTAAACACTCAATCAGATTTAGGTAGGTTAGAATCTCTAAAATCTAATGTAGTTAACTACCTTAAAATTGAAAGAGATATAGAAGTAAAAAACGGTAAGCTATTATCTAAATCATTTATCCCTATCTCTCTTAACTTAGAATTAGACGGAATCTCAGGAATAAAACTGTTTCAAAAATACACTATAAATGACGAAATTCTCCCCCAAAATTATAGAAATAATATAGAATTCCTTACTAAAGGACTTCGTCATTCTATAGATCAATCAGGTTGGACTACTTCAATCGAAGGTTTATCAATACCTAAACAGAAATAATATTTATTAATATGCCCTATGTTCCTAAAAGTAGAATCCAAACTAATTTATATACTCCTGGAAAGGAGTATGTGATTGAATCTACATTAGAACCTTATGTAGGGTATTATTATAGAACTTATACAGGGCAGTTATTTACAGGTAAAAATCAAGACGATAAACCTAATAGAGCTTTAATAGTACCTCCAAAACAAACCCAATCCCTTCAAAATCAAATATATATTAAGGATGGGGTTGAAAATGAAAATTATAAAAAAATAAAGGGAATTCAAGGGAATAATTTGAGAAATTCTCCTCAATTATTTTATACCCAACCTACTGAAGGTAATTACAAATTGGGTGAATTTCAAAGGTACTTTTGTAAAAAAAGGAATGAATTTATTTACTTAGAAATATCTAAGTCTGATTATGATAAACTTTTCCAACAAAATGTTACAATAGATTTTCAAAATTGGAATCCTTTTCAAATTCCTTGGACATTAACTGGTGATAAAAATCAAGTATATAATACTAATCGCAATATAGTTTTATTAAAAGAAAAAAATAATAATTTTTATGGTTTTAAAAAATACCTTCGTGAGGATTATTTGAGATACTATAAATCTTGAATATTTATAACGAAGAACCACTAGTTTATGGCTGAAAAAACAAGAATAGATTTAGGCTTTCCCTCATTATTTGCTTCTCTATCATTTGATGGGCAAACTATTACGGATGGGGTTGTAGTCTATGACTCAGAAAGCCAACAGCTTTTTTATACGGGCAGTTATGGTGGTGCAGGAGGAACTTCTGGGGTTATAGATTTAAACTCCCTTTCTGGTTCTTTAAATATTGTAGGGGGTATTGGTATATCAATTAATTCTTCCTCAACTAATGGTACTATAACTATTACAGCTACAGGAGAGTCTGATGGTACGAGTGGTACTTCAGGCACAAGTGGTACAACAGGCACTTCAGGCACTTCAGGTGTAAGTTATTGCTTATTTGAATCTGAATATGGTGGTACTGTTAATTCAAACCCTTCTAATCCTGGTGATGGAAAATTTAAAATATTAATAAATTCAAGTACCCGTATAGATCTCAACACAACAAGTTCAAACGGTACTGACATAGAAGATCTTTTATTAGGACTTACACCTCCATTATTATTAAAACTAACTAAAACCACGGATTCTACAGTTTGGAGGGCTTTTAGGGTTACTAATATAGATGATAATACTAATTATGTATATCTTAATACTACACTTTTAGATTCTAGTGGAACTCTTAATATAGGAGATGATTTTTGCTTCCAAATTACAGAAGCAGGCACTTCAGGCACTTCAGGCACAAGTGGTACAACAGGTACCTCAGGTACTTCAGGCACAACTGGTACCTCAGGTACTTCAGGGACTACAGGCACCTCTGGCACTTCAGGCACAACGGGTACTTCAGGCACTTCAGGTACAACTGGTACAAGCGGTACTTCAGGCACAACAGGCACTTCAGGTACCTCAGGTACCTCAATATCCCTTACAATAGTTAGTGGTTCCACAACAGGTACAGGAATAGAACGCTTAGAAATTTCTGGTAGCGGTAACTTAATTGTAAACTCTTCTACTGCTTCTATTAATATAGAAGGAGGAGGAATATTTACAGATCAAGAAACGTATTATAATACTTCTAACACTTTACAAATAACAGGTTCTACTCTTGAACTTAATGCTCCTGGAACTGGAGAAGGTACTTCTTCTGTAAATACTGGGGGTTATGCTTTTTTAGTTAGTGAATCTATTTATTCATACAATCATAATGTAGGATATCCTAAAAGTAATGCTTGGAATGAAAATTTAGAGGGATCTTATTTTGAAAACTTTACTGCTAACACTAACACATCTGAAATTTTAAGATTTGTAGCAGGTTTATTAAGTTCCTCAGCACCTTCTCCTACCCCTAATACTAAATATTATGCGGGTATAACAGGAGTTAATTCTAGTGAATCTAATGGTATAAATGATGTTCCTGAAGGTTTTGTTCCTCAAAGTTCTACTAATACAGGAATTATATATTTAAATAGTAAAGGATTTGCTAATGAAGGAGAAAATATATTTAGGGGAATAACTAATATCCAAAAAAGTGGGAACTTTAGGAGAAAGTATAATTCTGTAGCAGGAGGAAGCACAACAGTTTCTTCTTCTAATGATGGTCAACTTTTTGGAATAGGTTCTCTTAGTGATACTTTTTATGTATCTACTTCTATAGAATGGAATTTTTCCTCCCAATCTAATGAAATAATTAGCTATCAAGATAGTGAGGAATATACTAAATCTAACACAACAGAAAATACTACTAGTAATGATGGTATAGAAAGGGCAACCATCCCAACCTCTAACCCTTCAGTAATCCCTGCTGTATACCAAGATGGAAAATTTGAAAATTTTATTGATCAAACCCAATATTTTTCCCTTAAAAATAATTTAGATGGAGGAAGTTCAGTTTTTAATAACGTAACTGAATCTGTAGGGTATTATTATATAACTGCTTCAATAGCAATTAGAACAGGTTCTCAAGTTAATTATAGTACCTATTATGAAGATAAATTTAAAATTTTTGGATGTGGTACAACTTCATTTGGTATTGATGGAACAGAATTATATATTCCTGACAATACTCTTTCTATAATAGATTCCCCTTCATACATTCCTTTAACAGCCACTTCACGTTCCCTATCAGGTGCTCCTTATTTATTAACAGCTACTTGGGAAGCATCAGGTTCAATTGGTGGAGTTTTTAACCCTCTTTATAGAAGTGGTAGCTTCGGAAATGTAACTTTAGCTCAATTTTTAGCTTTATCTAATGTTATTAATGAAAGTGGAAAATACACTATACAAAATCAAACTGGAGGTGGAACTCTTAGTGCAAGTGATATTGTATATTCTAGTGATGGTACTACCTCTAGAGCAGTTGGTGAAATTCCTCACGAAACTGATATAATTAGGTTAACTGCTTCATTTGCTACTGATTTTAGTGATGGGGATACTAATATAGATCAAATTGGAAGTAGTTCTGCAACTTTTCTTGCTAACCTTAAGGGTTTTAAACCTGATGGTACATCCTTCCCAAACCAATCCGTCTCTATACCATGGTTTACCGCTGGTACTTTTGGACAATCCCCAGATTCAGGTTCAATGGTATACTATAAACGCAATCAGGGATATGATGGAGGAACTTTAACGACATTTGCTGAAGCATTTACAGGAGAAAATTATAGAATTGGAATAACAGATAAGTTACTTTCAGGTTCATATGATAATGGAGATAAGTTTACTACAGGTTCATATTATGTTAATAACTTAGGAGGATTAGATTTACAAGTAAAACCTGGCTATTTAGTAAAACCTGGAGGTACTTATGGATATTGGTTTACAGATCCTGATAATACTAAAGTTTATAAATTTTATGCTAGAGCTTTTAAACGTGATTTAACCAATGCAGCTGTTACTATGACTCTTAACGTAGGTACTACATTAAATTCCTGGGAAAGCACTAGTGATGGAGTATCAGCAGCAATTATTTTCCAAAGTTCGGGAATTGAAAATTATACAACCCCAATAATATATGATCCAACACAGTTAACTTCTAATTTAATTTCCGCTTCAATTTCTAATGATAACCATAAAAATCCTTTTTCGAATAATATTGCTCTTAGGGGAAATATTGGTGGAAATTTAAATTCTAATACTTATACTGTGCCCCTTCGAAATGGAGATGGTATGATTTTGGATGGAAATGATCAGAATTTTATAGTTATAATACGATATAAGGGTGATCCATCTCCTGTAACTGGTATTGCCATTTCTATTAGTTAAAAAGATAAAATACCGTAATGGGATTAGATAAAACAAAAAAGTCAAATAGATTACTCGCGGGTAGAAGGTATACTCACGAGAATTTGAATGACAATCAAGAAGCTTTTACAAGAGTACTTGATATAAATGCTTCTGACATTTATATCCAACAGGACTCTATCCCTTCATCATCCCTACCCTTTTCAGCTAGCTCACAAAATGAAAATTTTATCACTTCAGGAAGTGACAATATTGTTAAATACTATTATAATTTTCAATTAACTCCCTCGAGTGTTGTTAATGGTAGTAATACAGAAGTATTCTTTTTTATCTCAAAATCAGGACATAGTCCTAATAATGATGTTACCCCTCAAATTATTCAAGACGGTCAACAAGGAAACTTCATATCACCAAAATATTCAGATCCTTCATTAACTAATGCAACTACTGAAGAAAACCCTCCAGGTTATAATGTAGTAATTAAAGTAAATGGTACTGATCAAAATCCTGCAAATTACCAATTTGATTATAAAACGGGTGTTTTACAATTTTCATCTTCTGCTCCTACAACAGGCGATACAGTTACAGCAACTGTTTACCAATATGTAGGCCAAACTTTAGATGCTTTCATATCTGAAGGAGGAGGTGGTGGGGGCACCCCAGGTACATCTGGTACTTCAGGTACTTCAGGAACTACAGGTACAAGTGGTACTTCAGGAACTACAGGTACCTCTGGTACATCAGGTACAACAGGCACTTCAGGTACTTCAGGTACAACTGGTACTTCAGGTACATCAGGTACAACAGGCACTTCAGGTACTTCAGGTACTTCAGGAACTACAGGTACTAGTGGCACTTCAGGTACAACTGGTACTTCAGGTACATCTGGTACTACAGGTACTTCAGGTACAAGTGGTACAACAGGTACTTCAGGTACTTCAGGAACAACTGGTACCTCTGGTACTTCAGGTACAACTGGTACTTCAGGTACATCTGGTACTACAGGTACTTCAGGTACAAGTGGTACAACAGGTACTTCAGGTACTTCAGGAACAACTGGTACCTCTGGTACTTCAGGTACAACTGGTACTTCAGGTACATCTGGTACTACAGGTACTTCAGGTACAAGTGGTACAACTGGTACTTCAGGTACATCTGGTACTACAGGTACTTCAGGTACAAGTGGTACAACTGGTACTTCAGGTACATCAGGAACTACAGGTACTAGCGGTACCTCAGGTATAAGTGGAATTGCTTTACCCCATACTTATTATAATTTTACTATTTCTACAAATCCCGGAGACTCTCCCTCCTCTGGAGAAATTGTTTTACTAGATTCATCTATTCCCTCTCTAGAAGAAATTTGGATCCATTCAGAATCAATAGATGGGGTTAATATTGCTCCACAAGGATGGAATCCCCCTGAATTTTTATATGGAGATATAGAATCTATAATAACTTTACTAGAAACAGGTTCAGGAAGATTTCAAAGTTATTTAGTTACTGAAATTAATCTTTCATCTGTATACATTAGATATAGTATTGAACTAAATAATGTAGTATCTAGTAGTTCTCCCCTCCAAAATGGAGATGTTGTGCAATTTGTATGGGACAAAGCTACGGGTATAGGAGGAGCTTTTGGTCCTTCTGAAGGGTCTAACACTAAACTTTTTGCGAATGCCTTCCAACCCGGTTATAATTATTTAGACATGTACTTTGGTACAGGTCCTACTAATTTTACATCTTCTCCTCCTGGGGATCTTTCAGCATTAAACCCTTCAGGCTCATTTAAAGATTTTCAATATTTTCTCCCGGCTGTTGCTACATCTTCAAATCTTATTTTAGGAAACTTAGAATTAACAGGCTCACTTACAGCAAGTGTATTACCTGATGCTGGAGGAAGTGATTATAATGTAGTAGTATGGGATAATGCTACAGGTAGGTTCTATTCTACAGGTTCTTATAACAATGGCACATCAGGAACTACAGGTACTTCAGGTACATCTGGTACTACAGGTACCTCTGGTACGTCTGGTACTACAGGTACCTCTGGTACGTCTGGTACTACAGGTACCTCTGGTACAAGTGGTACAACAGGTACCTCTGGTACAAGCGGTACAACAGGTACCTCTGGTACAAGCGGTACAACAGGTACCTCTGGTACTTCAGGCACATCAGGAACAACAGGTACTTCAGGAACCACAGGTACTTCAGGTACTTCAGGCACAACTGGTACAAGCGGTACTTCAGGCACATCAGGAACAACAGGTACTTCAGGAACCACAGGTACTTCAGGTACTTCAGGCACAACTGGTACAAGCGGTACTTCAGGCACATCAGGAACAACAGGTACTTCAGGAACCACAGGCACATCAGGTACTTCAGGCACAACTGGTACAAGCGGTACTTCAGGAACTACAGGCACATCAGGTACTTCAGGCACAACTGGTACAAGCGGTACTTCAGGCACAACTGGTACAAGCGGTACTTCAGGCACAACTGGTACAAGTGGTACCTCAGGAACAACCGGCACCTCAGGTACATCAGGCACAACAGGCACTTCAGGTACCTCAGGTACCTCAATATCTCTTACTATAGTTAGTGGTTCTATAGAAGGTACAGGAATAGAACGCTTAGAAATTTCTGGTAGTGGAGATTTAATTATATTAAATAGTAATACTGCTTCTCTTAATATAGAAGGGGGAAGTGGCGGGATATTTACATATCAAGGAACGTATTATAATACTTCTAATACGCTACAAATAACAGGTTCTACCTTACAAACTTCTCCTTCTCAAAGTGGTACTGGAACTTCAAACCTTAATACTGGAGGGAGTAATAATGAAATATATTCTGTTCTATTAACCGAATCTTTATACACTTACAATCATAATGTAGGATACCCTACAGCAAATTCTTGGAAGGAAAGTTTAGAAGGATCCTACTTTAATAATTTTGATGCTAATACTAATGTTTCAGAAATATTAAGATTTATGGCAGGTTTATTAAGTGCTTCTGCACCTTCACCTTTTCCCAATACTCAAACTTATGCTAATATAAGTGAGAATAAAAATAATACAGGAATAGGTACTGCCCCCGCTGGGTACTTACCTCAAAACACTCCAAGTAATCCTACTTTAGCATACTTAGAAACCAAAGGTTTTGTATCTGATGGAGGTACCATATTTAATGGTATTTCTCCTATTCGTAATAATACAAATTATTATATAAATTATTCATCAGTAAAAGGAGGAAGCACAACAGTAAGTTCAGACGATAACCCAGGTAGTACTGAACTATTCGGTTTAGGATTAATTAATAATCAATTTATAGTATCTGGAACCCAAGACTGGAGATTTTCAGATAACTCAAGTAAAACTTTAACAGCAGCAAATCATTTAGAATCTACATTAACTCAAACAGGGCCTGGTACTACTTCTGGGGTAACCGTAGGAAATATACAAACTGCAAACCCTGCAGTTATACCTGTTACTTATCAAGATGGTAAATTTGTTAATATTTTACAAGCAAATTTATATAATGATGGAATAGATTTAAATACTAAAGAAGCTACTGGATGGTATCAAATTACTTCTTCAATAAAAATAGCTTCAGGTTCTTCACTTTTTAGTACTTCATATACACAAAAAGAAGAAATATTTTATGCGGATACTGCCCAATTAAATAGTGATATTGGTTTAAATACTCTTAGTTACGCTGATAATTTTATCACTAGCTTAACAGCTACTTCTCGTTCTTTATCAGGTGCTCCTTATTTAAGAACCGCAGGTTGGACTGCAGGAGCAGAAGTAACAGGTTTATTTGACCCCTTATATGCTTCTAGTACTACTATTGCTAGAATAACCAATGATAATACTTTAGTTACAGTTTCTGCTGGTGGAGGGGGAAATCGTATACTTAGTACAGATGGAGGTACTATACAAACAGCAAATGTAGTTTATAATTCTACAGGTACCGTTCTTAGAAGTACAGAAACTGTTCCGTTTGATGATGATATAGCTATATTAACCTGTAGTTTGGATTTTAATGCCGGTACTAGTGGTGATACTAATGCTGGTGCAACTACAATATCTCCTACAACGTTTAATACTATACTTAACGGTAGAAATAGGGAAAGTACTGAATCTAATATATTAACTACCGCTGTTGATTTTCATGCTGATGGAACTTTTGGACAACCTGCACCATCAGGTTCAATGGCTTACTATGGTAGAGCACAAGGATATGACAATGGTACTTTAACAGGTACTACTGAACAATTTACAGGAGAAAATTATAGAATTAAAATAACTGATAACTTACTTTCGGGCTCATATGATGATGGAGATAAGTTTACTACAGGTTCATATAGTGCCTATAATTTAGCTAAATATGATTTGCAGGTAAAACCTGGTTACTTAGTAAAAGCAGGAGGTACATATGGATACTGGTTAAATGAACACTCTACTTCTACAAGTGATTATAAATATTACGCACGAGCCTTTAAAGACAATTCAGGTACAACTAGATTAAGTTTAAAAGTAAATGTAGGGAAAACTTTAGTAAATTGGAATTCAACTAATGATGGAATTGCACTTGCTGTAATGCTTCAATCAGCTAAATCGGGAAGCACTTCAGCAGGTTTTGGTCCCCTTCCTAGATCTATTATATATGACATTTCAAAATTTACTTCCTATGGGGGAACTTATGATAACCAATCAACTGATGATCAACTGAATCCATTCTTTACTAATATAGATATAGTAGCTAATGACAACGAGGGATCGGTAAGTAACCAAACTTATACTTTACCTTTAACCACAGCCCTTTCTCAAGTAATAAACTCAACTTACCCTAATTATATACTTCTTATTAGGTATAAAGGAGATCCTTCTCCAATTACTAATATCACAGTATCCTATACTTAATATTTATATAAGATGGCTAATTTAAATAAAGAAACTAAATCAAATAGGTTACTCCAAAGTTTAAGGTATACTATAGCTATTGGAGATGGTCAAGAAGCATTTACTAATGTACTTGATTTAAATGCTACTGAAATTTATACACAAGAATTTTTAATTCCAACTTCTTCCTTACCTTATTCTCAAAGTAGCCAAGATGGAGAAATAGTTTCTAGTAGTATAGCCGATCCTTCGTATTCTCCCGAAGTTTCTATATTAAAATATTACTGGAGATTAGAACTAACTCCTTCAACAATTGTCACTGATGGTAAATCTCAAACTTGGTTTACCTTATCTCCACCCCAAACTAATGTTAACCCACAATTAGTAAATTCAAACCAACTAACTAATTGGGTATCTAATAAATACTATGACCCAGCTTTCCCAACAAGGAATACTGAGGGAAACGACCCAGGTTATAGAATAATAATACTCTCAGGATCTTCAGGAGGAACAGCAGCTAATGCTGAACCTATAGATGGAACTCTTTATCAGTTTGATTACAAAACGGGAGTTTTAAATTTCTATTCTTCATCTCAATCACCTAGTGAAGGAGATAAACTATATATAACAGCTTATAGATATATAGGTCAAACTTTAGATACCTTTATATCTGAAGGAGGAGGTGGAGGAGGTACCCCAGGCACATCTGGTACTTCAGGAACTACAGGTACTAGTGGTACTTCAGGTACTTCAGGAACTACAGGTACTAGTGGTACTTCAGGTACAACTGGTACTTCAGGTACTTCTGGCACTTCAGGAACTACAGGTACTAGTGGTACCTCAGGAACAACAGGTACTTCTGGTACTTCAGGAACTACAGGTACTAGTGGTACCTCAGGAACAACCGGTACTTCTGGTACTTCAGGAACAACTGGTACTTCTGGTACTTCAGGAACAACAGGTACTTCAGGCACGTCAGGAACTACAGGTACCTCAGGTACAAGTGGTACTACAGGTACTTCAGGTACATCTGGTACAACTGGTACTTCAGGTACTTCAGGAACTACAGGTACCTCTGGTACATCTGGTACTACAGGTACTTCAGGTACATCAGGTACAACAGGTACTTCAGGCACAAGTGGTACAACAGGTACTTCAGGTACGTCTGGTACTACAGGTACTTCAGGTACGTCGGGTACTACAGGCACTTCAGGCACAAGTGGTACAACAGGTACCTCTGGTACTTCAGGCACAACTGGTACCTCTGGTACTTCAGGCACAACTGGCACTTCAGGTACTTCAGGCACAACTGGTACAAGCGGTACTTCAGGAACTACAGGCACATCAGGTACTTCAGGCACAACTGGTACATCAGGTACCTCAGGTACCTCAATATCTCTTACTGTAGTTAGTGGTTCTATAGAAGGTACAGGAATAGAACGCTTAGAAATTTCTGGTAGTGGTAACTTAATTGTAAACTCTCCTACTGCTTCTATTAATATAGAAGGAGGAGGTAATACTACCCAATATCAAACAAGCTCGGGAACTTTATATGATTTAGGTACTTTAAATATTTTAGATTATGATTCTAATGTTTTTGTAACTTCTGATCCAAATACTGGTAAGTTAACTTTGCAATTTGGTACTCCTTCATTACCTTCTATTACTTCTATTACAGATAATAGCACTTTTAATGTTAATAGATTTAATAAAATTAATGATAATTATACAGTAGATATGAATTTTGATTTAAATACCACTACATTTATTTCAGCTTCATTTATATCTAATTCTATTGAAATTTTAGGTACCGATATAGAAACAAACCCTTTTGAGTTAGATGTAACTAATTTAGCTTATCCTTCACTAGCTTCAGGAAGTCACCTTATAACAGGAAGTTTAACAGTTCAATTAGCTGACAACTCAGAATATATTATAGAAAGCACATTAAATTTAAATTTATCTAAAGGTGCACCAGGTAATCCTTCCTTAACTGCTAACTACAGTGGAGTACAAGGAGGGGGTAGTACTAATAGTAGTAATTTAAGAGTTCATGTAGGAGCTACAGGTAGTATAACTTATACAAGTAGTTCAGGTACAGCTAATGATTGGGAATCTGTAAGTATTACAAATAATAATTCTTCTCCTGTATCCTTAGCAGGGGGAGTAAATACTCCTTCAATTGGGTTAACTCAAAATTGGCAATCCCCTGCAGGAGAAAATGATCCTCAAATATTTTATGAAACTAATAGAACTTATACTGTAGATAGAGTATTTACATATAGATGGGGTGCTGCTGCTGCAAGTAGTTTATCCCAAGCTAATATACTAGATTTATACTACCTAGCTAGTGAAGGTTTTAATTCTTCAAGTGTAACTACTGAAGACCCATTAAATGTAAACCTTACTATTCAAGGTAATAGTTTTGATTATCACTATATCATAGTAAAAAGTAATGAAATAAGTGATACCCCTACTATTACTGTAAATAACCTCCCAGTTACATTTCCCCTAGTAGCAACTTATACAAATATTGTAGGTTCCGAAGGATACAAGGTATTTAGAACAGGACAACAAGGCCCTTCAGCTATAACTTATAAAATAACTTCATCATAAAATGGCAATAAATTTCCCTGAAGGCTTTAACATCAACAATACAGATCCTATTGATGCTAGGACTGTAGTTGCTAATGAAGCCACTAGATTAGGATTTGATGCTTCGGTGGCACATGAAGGATTAATTGTCTTCCAGCAAGATACCTTAGAACTTTACTACTTAGTAAATATAAGTAATATTAGTTCAAATTCAGGATGGGTTTTACTTGCTACCACAAGCGGAAATACTGGTACTAGTGGTACTAGTGGAATAAGTGGCACTTCAGGAACAACAGGTGCTAGTGGTACTTCAGGTACTTCGGGCATAAGTGGTACTTCAGGTACAACAGGTGCTAGTGGTACTTCAGGTACTAGCGGTACAACAGGTACTTCAGGTACAACAGGTACTTCAGGTACTAGCGGTACAACCGGTACTTCAGGTACTAGCGGTACAACCGGTACTTCAGGCACAACAGGTACTTCGGGTACTAGTGGTGTAACTGGCACCTCAGGCACATCAGGTATCTCTGGTACTTCAGGAACATCAGTTTGTATCCCTTACTCAGGATCTATTTTACCTTATGCTAACAAATACATATTTGTTGACGAAGATCCCTCAGGAAATGGGAAGTTTGGGATTTCTAAAAGTAACACTT